CCGAGGGCGGCCACAAGCGCGTTCGGGACATGACCGACGCCGAGCTCCAGAGCAAGATCCGACGGATTCAGCTCGAACGCCAGCTCGAGTCCCTCATGCAGAAGCCCCCGCCTCCGAAGTCGAAGGGGCGTGAGCTCGTTGAGAGCATCCTTTACGACACGGGGCGCGATCTCGGCAAGAAGGCGCTCACCCACATCGGAACGCAGGCTCTTGATCGTGTCATTCCCGGTTTCGCCGCTTCTCAGAAGAAGGAGAAGGGGAAGAAGAACGCGACGGTGAACGATGTTCGCAACATCGTCGAGGAGATCAAGAACGCTTCTCAAAATGGGAGTAAGAAGGAGAAGCCCAAGGACGAGAAGAAGGCGGAGAAGGAGCCCGAGCAGAAGCCCTCCGACTCCAAGAAGGACGAGCCGTCGTCCCCGCCTCCGCCAGAGACCCCGAAGACGGGAAGGCCCGCACCCTCAGGGGAAGGCTACCCAAAAGGTGGAAGCGGCGAAAGCGATTCTACGCGTAAGCGCCGCTTCTTCGGTGGAAGAGGGCGGAGCGCCGGCCGTGGGGCACGGCAGACGAAGCCCTCGGGGCCGGTCCGCGTTCCCGACGCCTCGGTGCGCTCGATCAGTCGGGAGATCGTCCTTCGGGGTTCGAATTACTGATCATGCTGTCGAATACCGCGATCCCCCATCACTACGCCGAGTTCAAACGCGCCGTTCTATCCGGAGAGATACCCGTGTGCCGGGAGATCTCGATGGAGATGAACCGGATTGACCATCTGGTGGAGGACCCGAGGTACTACTACGACGACGAGGCGATCGACGGATTCGTCAGATACTGCGAGAACGAGTGTACCCTCACCAACGGGGACTCGTTCACCCTTCTCCCGTCATTCAGGGTCTGGGCCGAGCAGCTGCTTGCCTGGTTCTACTTCGAGGAGCAGAGCGTCTACGTCCCCAACGAGAGCGGCGTGGGCGGGCATTACGAAACCCGCCGGGTCAAGCACCGTCTTGTCGACAAGCAGTACCTGATCGTCGGTCGGGGCGCGGCCAAGTCCATGTACTCCTCCCTGATCCAGTCGTACATGCTGAACATCGACACGACCACGACCCGTCAGGTGGTTGTGGCCCCGACGATGATCCAGGCCGAGGAGATCATGGGACCCATCAAGACGGCGATCGCCAGGGCCCGTGGTCCTCTGTTCGCGTTCCTCACCGAGGGCTCGTTGCAGAACACCACGGGCAACCGGGCAAACCGCCCCATGCTCCACCCTACGAAGAAGGGGATTCAGAACTTCATCACCGACTCCCTGATCGAGGTCCGCCCCATGGCGGTCGATCGTCTACAGGGACTTCGCTCCAAGGTCAACACCGTTGATGAGTGGCTCTCGGGGGATGTCCGCGAGGACGTCGTCGAAGCCCTGGAGCAGGGTGCGTCGAAGGTTCCCGGATGGATGATCATCGCGACATCCTCTGAGGGGACCGTGCGCAACGGCGTCGGCGATACGAAGAAGATGGAGCTCCTGAAGATCCTGAAGGGGGAGGTGTACGATCCCCACACCTCCATCTGGCACTACCGCCTTGACGCCGTCGAGGAGGTGGGCGACCCGGACAAGTGGCTGAAGGCCAATCCGAATATCGGGAAGACCATCTCCTACGAGGCGTACCAGCGGGCCGTATCGAGAGCGGAGGCCAATCCCTCGCTAAGGAATGATATTCTGGCGAAGATGTTCGGCATTCCGATGGAGGGGTACACGTACTACTTCACCTATGAGGAGACGCTTGCCCGAAAGAAGAAGGTCGAGTTCTGGCGCATGTCTTGCGCGATGGGCGCCGACCTCTCGCAGGGAGACGACTTCTGCGCCTTCACGTTCCTGTTCCCACTGCAAGGCGGAGATTTCGGCGTCAAGACGCGGTGTTACATCACGTCGCATACCTTGAACGCTCTTCCCGCCGCTGCACGTGCGAAGTACGACGAGTTCATCAACGAGGGATCCCTTCAGGTGATGGAGCGGACCGTTCTCGACATGATCGAGGTCTACGAGGATCTCGACCGGTATATCGAGCGGTCCGAATACGACGTGTACGCCATGGGGTACGACCCCTACAACGCCAAGGACTTCGTTCAGCGCTGGGAGCAGCGCCATGGGGCCCACGGCATCGAGAAGGTGATCCAGGGGGCGAAGACGGAGTCGGTTCCGCTCGGGGAGATCAAGATCCTGGCATCGGAACGACTTCTTATATTCGACCAGTCGCTCATGCAATGGGCGATGGGAAACGCGATCGCTCTTACGGATACCAACGGCAACCGCAAGCTCTACAAGGCCAAGCGGGAGCAGAAGATCGACGCGGTTGCCGCTCTCATGGACGCGTACATCGCATACAAGGTCCACCGCAACCGCTTCGATTAGAAAGGAGGGCGGTTGAGCCTCAGATCAACGCTAAGGAAGTTCGAGAGCGTCTTCGACTTCTTCTCCTCGAAGAGGCGCCGAGAGGTCGACGAGGGGACTTCGGGCAGTCGATACGGTTCGATGCTCTTCAGTCCTTTCCGAACCACCGCGAACCAGTTCACCACGAAACTGTACAACCAGATCGCGATCGACGTCGCCTCGACGACGTTCCGGCACATCGAGCAGACCGACTCGGGGGAGTACTCCAAGGATATTCCGTCGTCTCTCGACAAGTGCTTCCGTTTCATGGCAAATGTCGATCAGACTTGGAGCGCGTTCCTTCGGGACGTCGTCTGGACGCTCTTCGAGAACGGGCACGCCGCGATCGTCGCCACGGACACCACCGCGAACCCGTTCTACACCGAGGAGTTCGACGTCCTCTCCCTGAGGGTGGGGACTGTGACTCAGTGGAATCCGAGAAGTGTTCGGATCTCGCTCTACAACGACCGAACGGGCCAGCGCGAGGAGATCAACATCGAGAAGGATCTCGTCGCCATCGTGAACAACCCGATGTTCATGGTGATGAACGAGGCGACCTCCGATCTTCGCCGTCTTCTTCGCAAACTGGTCCTTCTGGATGCCATCGACGAGCAGTCCGGATCGGGGAAGCTCGATCTGATCATTCAGTTGCCTTACAGCGTCTCCAGCGAACGCCAGATGCAGCGCGCCGAACGACGGCGCAAGTCTCTGGAGCGTCAGATGGAGAACAGCAAGTACGGGGTCGGCTGGATCGACGACACCGAGAAGGTCACACAGCTCAACCGGGCCTCGGAGAACAATCTGATGGCCCAGGTCGAGTGGCTGACCACCCAGGTTTACTCGGCGCTCGGGATCTCCAAGGAGATCTTCGAGGGAACGGCGACCGAGCAGCAGATGCTGGTATACCAGACCCGGACTCTCAACCCGATTCTACGTGAGATCGCGACCACGATGTCCTACGCGTTCCTCGGGGAGAACGCCCGAGGTCGCGGACAGCGGATCGCGTGGTTCCGGGATCCGTTCGAGCTCGTTCCGATGTCCTCCATGGGCGACCTCGTCCAGGCGCTCACCTCGGCCGAGGTGATGACGTCGAACGAGGCCCGTGCGAAACTCGGCTTCATGCGGGCCAGTGATCCGCGCGCGGACGAGCTCGTCAATGCGAACATCAATGCGACGTCCCCTCCGGACGTTCCGAAACCGACGACCGAGGAGGTCTCATAATGGGAGGTAATTCCCGAACTCCCGACTGCGAGGGGTGGGCCACCCGATACGGGGTCCGGTGCTCCGACGGAGTCACCATTGGGAACGGGGCATTCGCCCATGAGGACGGGAACAAGATTCCCGTTGTCTATCAGCACAATCACACCGAGTCGTCCGAGCTGCTCGGGCACGCCATTCTCAAGCACGAGAGCGGCGGAGTCCGCGCCAAGGTGTTCTTCGATGATACCCCGCAGGGGGACAATGCCCGTAAGCAGGTGAGGTCCGGCACTCTGGGCGCCATGTCCATCTACGCCAAGAACGTCCAGCGCCGGGGCAACGTGGTCAGCCACGCGGATCTCGTCGAAGTCTCGCTCGTCCTCCGTCCGGCCAACCCCGAGGCCCGCATCTACGATGTCGCGCTCGAGCACTCCGGCGAGGACGGCACCTACTACACCGATGAGGGCGAGATCGTCATCGAGAGCGGCGAGCCCCTCGTCCTCCAGCACGACGACTCGGATGAGAAGTCCGACGACAAGACCGAGGACGACTCCAAGGAGAAGACCGTCGGGGAGATCTACGACGGAATGACCGAGGAGCAGAAGCGCGCCGTCGCGGCGATCGTCCTCGAAACCGTCCGAACCGCCGGCGAGGACGACACCACCGAAACCGAGAGGAAGGACTCCGACGTGAGCCCCACCACCCATAACGTCTTCGAGCGGGGGTCTGATTCCGACCTCAAGCAGGATGACGTCGACGTCGCCGGGGCTGTCGCGGCCATCGGCGCCGATATGAAGAAGGGGATGACGTTCAAGCAGTCGCTCCTTGTTCACGCGGAGAGCTACGGGATCTCTAATCCCGAGATGCTCTTCCCCGAGCCCAAGGACACCGGCGGCATCACCGAGCTCCGAAGGGATCAGACCTGGGCCAACCGCCTGGTCTCCGGGGTCACCCATCTCCCCTTCTCCCGCTTCCGGTCCCGGTACGCGGTGCTCACCGGCGACGAGATCCGGGCCCGCGGCTACATCACCGGCTCCCTCAAGTACGACACCGTCTACAAGAGCCTCAAGAGGCAGACCTCGCCGACGACCGTTGTCGTCAAGACCAAGCTGGACCGCGATGACCAGCTCGACATCACGACCATCGACATCTGGGAGTGGATGAAGCGCCAGCTGACCATCGACATGAATGAGGAGCTCGCTCGCGCGTTCCTCATCGGCGATGGCCGCGACGCCGACTCCGCCGACAAGATCAACCCGGACTGCATTCGCCCGATTCTCGCCGAGGACGACCTCTACGCGCCGAAGTACGCGCTGAGCTCTGACGCCCTCGACGTCAAGACCAACCTCGATCTCCTCGTCGAGGAGATGACGTACATGCTGGACGAGTACCGCGGTAAGAGCGAGCCTCTGTTCTGGGCCCCCAAGCGGACCATCGACCGACTCACGTGGCTGCGTGACAAGCAGGGTCGTCGGATCTACAGGACGCGCGACGAACTCGCAAGCGCCATCGGCTGCTCCGGGTTCGTCAACGTCCCTCTGCTCAAGGGGGCCAAGATCCAGCTGGAGGGCGGCCTGCGGGACGTGTTCGGCGTCTTCTTCCTCCCAAGCGACTACAACGTCGGCACCGACAACGGAGGTCAGCTGACCTCGATGGAGGGGTTCGACATCGACCACAACCAGAGGAAGGCGCTTCAGGAGACCCGTTGTTCCGGCGCGCTCCGGGACCCGGGCACCGCGGTGATCGTCACCGGCGCCCTCGCTCCCGTCGCCGGTGCCAAGAAGGACCCGAAGAAGTCCACCGATCCTCAGATCCCCGAGATGAACTGAGCGATCGTGAAATACTTCGGCAGAATCGCGTTCTCCTCTGTCGAAGAGACGTCCCCCGGTATCTTCGTCGAGACTCCTGTCATCCGAAGATACCGGGGGAATGTCACGACCAATGCCCATCGGTACAGCATGGGCTCGGATCCGAATGGAAAGGTGCAGTCCGGTCAGATCCTCTCGATCATGGGGGACGAGTACGCATTCAAGCACCCCTTCGATATTCGGTGGGTCGAGTTCGGCGGGGAGAAATGGCTCGTCGTGTATACGGATATTCGGCGCCCCAGGCTTTATCTGACTCTCGGAGCGCGGTACAATGACGAGGGATGACCTTCACAAGGTTCTCGTTCGGATTCTCGGGTCGGATAATGTGTATTACCACCCTCCGGTGAATCTGAAGATCTCGTATCCGGCGATCGTGTACGAGAAGACGCAGTACTGGCAGGCTTACGCCGATAATCTCGGATACGCGCGAATCCCCCAGTACCGGGTGACCGTAATATCCAGAATGCCGGATCATCCGGCGATCGAACGCATCCTGGATCTCCGAGGGAGCGATTACGTCTCGCATTTCGTGTCCGAGGGGCTCCATCACGACATCATCGACATCTTCCAATAAGGAGAATCATGGCAGCCCTGGAATGGGACAAGATCGAGAATCGGACCGGAGAGAACGGCGCCGATCACGGCGTCATCTACCGACTGGATCAGACCGGCGCGTACAACAAGGCCGAGGTCTGGGACGGCCTCACCGCGGTGAACATGTCGCCCGAGGGCGCCGAGGCCCAGAAGATGTACGCCGACAACATCCTGTACGGCACTCTTCGCGGCGCCGAGACCTCGAAGGGCACTATCGAGGCGTTCCGCTTCCCGGAGTCCTTCCGTGAGTGCGACGGCACCAAGCTCATCGACGCCGCGGTCGAGGGTCTGTACGCCACGGGCCAGCAGAGGCAGCCCTTCGGCTTCTCGTGGCGCACTCTGATCCTCGATTCCAATGGGACCGAGATCGGCTACAAGATCCATCTCACCTACGGTAACACCGCGTCGCCGTCCTCGCAGGACAACAGCACCATCAACGAGTCCCCCGAGTACAAGTCCTTCTCGTGGGAGTTCGAGTCGGTTCCCGTGCCAGTGCCGGGACTGCGCCCCTCGGCGCGTCTCGAGCTGGACAGCCGGAAGGTGCCCGCGAAGAAGATGGAGGCCGCTCTCGACGTCCTCTACGGGCGGAAGACGGATCCCGCCAAGCTCCCCACGCCGGCGGAGCTCGTGGCCCTCATGAAGGCCGCGAATTAGGAGACCGGGAATGCTCGAGCTGCACCTGCCGGAAGTCGACGGATGGGATGAGGCTGCTGAGGAGTTCGTCAGACTGCCGGCGTTGACGGTGCGGCTCGAGCATTCCCTCCTCTCCCTGTCAAAATGGGAGGGGAGAAACAAGGTTCCGTTCTTCGGACCGAAGGAGCGGTCGACCGAGGAGATGCTCGACTACGTCTCGTGCATGGCGGATCCTGACATTCCGATGACCGTGCTCATGCGCTTCCGGGAGGAAGACTTCCTCAAGGTCAACAACTACATACAGGACAAGATGACCGCGACGACGATCACGGATCACACCGGAACATCTCCGAAGCGGCAGATCGTCACCTCGGAACTCATCTACGCCTGGCTGACCCTCCTCGAGATCCCTTACGGGGACGTGGAGCACTGGCACTTGAATCGGTTGCTCACTCTCATCCGGACCGTTCAGGTGCTCAAGGATCCGAAGAAGAAGCGGACTCCGACTCCGTCGGCACTGGCGGAGCGCGACAGACTCAACGCCATGCGGAACGCCGAAGCGGCGAGAAGGAGAGCAAGACGTGGCTAACATCAAGGGCGTGCTCACGGCGTGCCCGACGACGATTCTGGTGAACCCGGTAGTCAACGGGGCGGCGGATCTCAAGAAGAAGCGATTCGCGATCCGCCCCGGCGTCGTGGTGGACATCACGACCGACGACGGCTATTACAACATCGAGTCGAACGAGGGTCAGTTCGACACCGAGATGCGGATGCTCGCCGGAAGTCTGACTCCCGACGACCTCCTCTCCTCCGGCACCGGGGCATCGGGCGGGGGCTTCCTCCGCCTCGGTGTCACGGACCCCGTTCCCCCGGGAACGCCCGAGGGGACCCTCGTGATCCGGGTGCCATGAGCATCGCGCTACGAGGATTCGCCCATGCGGAGGCTTTCAAGGGCGAGGCGACGACGCTCAGCGCCACCTCCAGAGTCGGTGACACCGCCGTCCTCATAATGAGTGGTCAACAGGTGTCCCCCGGCGATCTGGTCGTTCCGGAGGGATGGACCGGTGTCGCCCAGCAGCAGATCGTCGGGATCACCAGGTGCGGCTACTTCGCTCGACGTCTGGTCACCGATCCCGCTCAGACCCAGGACATCCAGTGGGCGAACAAGAGCCAGTTCTGGGGCGCGAGACAGAACGCGTTCCTGATGATCTTCGACGGCGAGGCCGACGTGCGTCCCGGCGACCCGCCCTGGGCCGAGGGAGTGCCGACAATTGAGCGGGAATCCTACGTCGTCTCCCAGAGTCACGGGCCGTCTGCGAATCCGTTGATGGAGTGGACCGTCCTCGACGGAGACGTCGTGTTCTCCGGGAAGGCGACGGTCTCGACCGAGAAGTCGTGGTCCGCCCTTCGTGTGGCCCGCACGTCCCATACGCCCGTCGTCGGACCCCCCGGGCAGGTCCCTGCGGCGTGGCTCGCGTTCTCCATCATCAGACCCGTTCCAGCTCCTTTGCAGAACGTGTCCGTCTACGAGGGCGGGACGACCAAGCCGTGCGTCCTCTCCGTGTGGAGGAAGCGCGATGAGGTCTTCGCCAGAAGAGCCGGCGTCATGCCGACCCTGGTGAAGACCACCGCGGCTCTGCTCGCCAAGACCGGCTTCGTCGTGGCCCACCGCGGAGGTTCTCAGGGCTGGGTCGAGGGGACGGCTCAGGGCTACACCGATTCCGTGGCGCACGGGGTCGATGCCCTCGAGTTCTCGGCCGCGAGGACCGTCGATGGCGTCTGGTTCCAGAACCACGACAACAATCTGAAGTCTCTCGGGGGGCCGGATCGCTCGACCTCCACGATGACATGGTCGGAGGTCGTCGAGGCGCTGAAGGGGACCGGGAAGACGCCGTGCCGTCTCGATTGGCTTCTGGAGCATTACGGGGACGGCGTCATCGTCTTCGACCCGAAGAGCTCGTTCGCCCGTTACGACGAGATTCATGATATTTTCAAGGGTCGTCGCGACCGCACCATCATGAAGTTCTTCGGGGACAACAAGGCGTTCTTCCAGCAGATGAAGCTTCGCGGATATTCGACATGGGGGTACGCCTATCCGTCCTCGGTCGGTTCCGCATGGTGGAACGACTTCGTGAACGGTGCGCACATCGACATCCCCTCGATGTCGTGGGACGCGTCTGCGGATATTTGGAAGACGCTGACGGATACCGGGAAACCGGTGGTCTCTCACATCACCTCCATCAAGGCGCAGATCGACGCGGCTGCGGCGAAGGGCGCACGGGGGTCCATCGTCTCCGCCGTATCCACAGTACTGACCATCCAAGTGTAAGGAGAATCATGGCAACCACCGTTCAGTACGGGAATGTCTTCACGACTCCCGTCGTCATCCGCCCGCTGACCGTCAAGGAGGAGGACCTCAAGAAGAAGGGGGTCTTCCTTGACAAGACCCGAACCACGGTGAATCTCGAGGCTGGCATCTACCTCTTCGAGTTCCCGAGGACCAACCTTCCCGTCATCCCCCGGAAGATCAGCGGTACCGGCACGCTCACGGTCGACGCCGTTATTCCGTCGTGATCATGCGAAAGCAACCCATCGTACGAGCCGAGAGGATGGGGCTGCCCGGCACCTCGGCGGTTCTCCGCCCCGGGTCGAAGGATCTTCAGCCCTCCGAGAAGACATACCTCGTCGAGGTCGTGGGGGAGACTCCGACCGCCGCTCCGATCCGAGTCGGAGGTTCGGTGTCCTACGGGCAGGTGCTCAACGAGCTCGCGCCCATCCGCGGCCTCACCGTGGGCGTCATCGGGGATTCCTTCACCGAGGGTGAGAACGGGGTTCCGTCCTATCTCGGGGTGGCCTCGGTCATGTGCAGGGAGCTGCACGCCGACGTCATCCCGTCCTACCAGACCGGAACCGGTTACCTCAGTCCCGGGCAGGGCGGAAGGGCCGTGTTCGGCGACGACGGTCGGATCGACGCGGTCCTAGCCGGTAACCCCGACGTCCTGTTCTTCTTCGGCTCGGTCAATGACAGGGCCAGGGGGGACGGGAACGCCGTGGCGACCGCCGCCGAGGCCGCCTATCGGAAGGTCTGGAGCAAGCGACGTGATATTCCCATCATCGTGGCCGGCATCCAGCCGACGGCCCCTCCTCCGACGTTCTCTGACGCCACTTCCGACATCAACCAGAAGATGCGGGCCCTTGTCGAGAGGCTCAATGAGGACTACCCGATCGCGTACATCGACCAGATCGGCACGAGCCTCGCCAATGCGACGGCGTTCGTCCAGGGCAAGCCGTACACCGCAGGGGACGTCGTCTATTTCGAGGGCGTCGGTTACGAGTTCCGGGAGAACTGGTCCGGACCCTCCCTGGCGGAGGCGCCGGTCCGCCGCACGTCGATCTGCTTCACGGGAACCGGACAGGTCGGCACCCCGAAGAAGGACGGGAACAGGGATGTGTACCTGCACTCGGATGGCACTCACCCCACGTGGTCCGGATCCGAGGCGTACGGCAAGGCCCTCGCCGCGGAGTTCGCCGTTGCCTATCGGGATACGTTCTTCCGCCGGCCGAAGACGGAGCACGCTGAGCCTCCTGCGCCGCCCGCTCCGAACCCGTTCCGAGACGAGCCGCATCTCGCGGCGTTCAACGCCCATTACTGGGACGAGGACGAAGTCGTTGCATCCGAGGCGAGGCTCCGGAAGGCCGTTTCAGACGGCGCGGACGGCTTCGTGTTCTGGGTCCGGAGCACTTCGGACGATGTGCTCGTGCTGTCGTTCGCCAACACGCTCCCGATGACGGAGGGGACCAGCCCCAGCATCAACCAGACGACTCTCGAGGCTCTGAGGGGCCTCAAGACGAAGGGCGGGAAGATCGCCACTTTCGAAGAGGGTCTCAGGCTCTGCAAGGAGCTCAACGTCGGGTGCCTCGTGCTCAACGGCGTCAAGTTCCCCCAGGACGGCAGCCAGTCGTGGAACGTGCGCATCGAGAACGCCATCGCCGCCATGGTGAAGACCGTGTTCGGCGACGACGCTCCGAAGTACGTCAAGTTCTACACCGGTCCGACCGACGCCGATGCGCGCACCCGGTACGCGGCCGTCGTCCCGGATGCCGAACAGGTCATCCACTATCACAACGACACCGTCGTCAACACCCCGCCGCCGGCCGGGAGCATCGTCTCCTCGGCCAACACGCTCAGCGCCGCGTCCGTGGCCAAGCTCAAGACCTACGGGCGCCCGATGTGGTACACGCAGATCGCGAACCGGCAGCTGGGCGAGGGTGCGAGGAATCTCGGTGTCGATTGGAAGGGATTCACCTTCCGAGTGCGCGTCGCACTCGACGCCCTTCCGCCGAAGCAGTGAACCCGCTCAAAATAGGAGGTTATATGAGCGATCCACAGGATCGGCAGGAGGCCGATCTCACCAGGAGCGTCGGCGATCCCTTCGAGGACAGCGGCGATGACGTTCCTCAGACGCCGGAGGTGATCGCATGAGCGGTCCTGCCGACGTCCTCTACCACGCCGCCAAGCGGATCGGGTACTACGCCCCCGACGACCCGGAACCGGGTTCGGAGGCCGGCCGGTACTGGGCCCGCAAGACCGGGCAGGCATGGCTCGCCGGTCCCTCGACCTCGATCTGGTGGTGCATGCTGTTCGTCAGCATGTGCTTCGACGAGGCCGGGCAGATCGACGCCATCGGCGGCTTCTCGTACAACACCGACGTCACCCTCGCCCACATCCGGAACCACCCGGACGCGTACTTCGTGTCCGTCGGCGAAGCCGAGCCCGGCGACGTCGTCATCTTCGACTGGGATTCCAGCACTGCGGCGACTGACCACGTCGGCATCGTCGAGGCGAACCTCGGTGATGGGGTTCTCCAGACGATCGAGGGAAACACATCGTCCGGCGCGTACGGCTCGCAGTCCGCGGGCAACGGCGTCTGGCGGCGCCAGCGGTCCTACGGGATCGCGTACGTCATCCGGCCCGCCTGGGTCGGCAGCGGCTCGTCCTCGGCCCCCGCGGTCAAGCCGTCCTGGTGGATCGACGAGGACGGAGTCTGGGGTGCCCAGACCGGCGCTCGGTTCCGCGGCGTCATGGGGCTCGACTCCTCGGCCACGTGGACGGAGGCGTGCAAGCGCTTCCAGACGTTCCTCAACGGGGCTCTCGACGCCTACGAGATCCGCAAGCTCACGGGCGACTACAAGCTCGAGGTCGATGGCGTCGATGGCGAGAAGACCTGGAAGTGCTTCCAGCACTTCTGGAACATGTCCGACATCCCGGGCGACGACTCCCTTCTCGAGGAGGACGGCGTCCAGGGCATCGACACCACCACGAAGGTCCAGAAGGCCCTGAACGCCAGCTGGCACGGGTCGCTGGGTCTGGCCAAGGCTCCCTGAGGCTCAAAATGGGAGAGATGGTACTGGAGGCCAAGGGCGGCTTCCCGAAAACCGAATCGTGGCTCGCGAAGATCGGCAAGATGTCAGTCTCCGCTCAGCTGTCGCGCTACGGCGAGAAGGGCGTCCGCGCTCTGGCCTCCAGTACCCCCCGACGAACCGGGAAGACTGCCGGGTCGTGGGGGTATGAGATCAGTCAGAAGGGGAACAAGTGGACGATAACGTGGACGAACACGAACATCGTCAACGGGGTTCCCATCGCGCTCGTTCTCGAGTACGGGCACGGCACCGGCACCGGCGGTTATGTCGCCGGTAGGCAGTACATCACCAAGGCGATCGAGCCGATAATGAACGAGATCGCGGACGGGGTCTGGAAGGCGGTGAAGAATGGCTAGCGTCGAGTCCAGAGTCGTATCTCTGAAGTTCGATAACAGTCAGTTCATGAGCGGTGTGAAGAGCACCCTCGACGGCCTCAAGGGCCTCAAGCAGTCGATGTCCGAGAAGATCAGCTCGTCCCCGCTCTCGGGGATCGCCGATTCCATCCGGGCCATCGACTTCTCCTCGATCTCCAACGGGGCCTCCGACGCCGGGAACCGGATCGGGATCTTCGCCACCGCCGCAGGGGTGGCCCTGGGCAACCTCGCGTCAAAGGCCATTGAGGCCGGCGTGAGCATGGTGAAGTCGTTCACGATCCAACCGATCATCGACGGCTTCAAGGAGTACGAGCTCCAGCTCAACTCCGTTCAGACCATTCTCGCCAACACCGCGAGCAAGGGCGAGAACATCCAGACGGTGAACGCCGCTCTGGACGAGTTGAACAGGTATGCGGATCTCACGAAGTACAACTTCTCCGAGATGACGCATAACATCGGAATGTTCACGTCCGCGGGTGTCGGGCTGAAGGATTCCGTGTCGGCCATCAAGGGTCTGTCGAACGTCGCGGCGGCATCGGGATCCACGTCCCAGCAGGCCGCGACCGCGATGTACCAGCTGTCGCAGGCGATCTCCGCCGGCAGCGTGAAGCTGATGGACTGGAACTCCATCGTGAACGCCGGAATGGGCGGCGAACAGTTCCAGGAGGCCCTGAAGCGCACCGCGCGCATGCACGGCGAGGCCGTCGACGAGTACATCGAGAAAGAGGGATCCTTCCGAGAGTCCCTCAAGGACGGCTGGCTGACCGCCGAGGTCATGCTGGACACCCTCAACCAGATGACCGGCGACCTCACCGACGAGCAGCTCCGCGAGATGGGCTACACGGACGAGCAGATCGCCCAGATCCAGCAGTTCGCGAAGGCCGGCCTCGAGGCCGCCACCTCGTACAAGACCTGGTCCGATGTCGTCGACGCCTCGATGGAGGCCGTCGGGTCGGGTTGGGCTTCGTTCTGGCGGATCATAATCGGAGACTTCGAGCAGGCCAAGACCCTGTGGACCGAGGTCGGCAACGCCGTGTCCAACTCGATCGGAAGCATGTTCGACTCCATCAACGGGGTCGCACAGGCTTTCGTCGATCTCGGTGGCCGCGCCGCGGTGATCAACACCATCCGCAACATCGTCCTCGCCGTGGTCCGACCGATCAAGGCGCTGGGGCAGGCTTTCGGCGACGTCTTCACCGGCGGTCCGGCCAACATGCTCGCCACCTTCGCCAAGGGGCTGGAGAAGCTCACCTCGATATTCGTCCTCAGCGAGGAGAACGCGGGCCGTCTGCGCACGGCCTTCGCGGGAATCTGGTCGGTCCTGCACATCATGCTCTGGCCGATCCAGCAGATCGGGAAGCTCTTCGCCTGGGTTGCGAACGGCGTTCTCAGTCTGGTGGGCATTCTCACCGGAGGCGCCACGACCGGCTTCCTCGGAGTCGCCTCCGCCATCGCCAAGGGCCCGATCGCGCTCGACAAGTGGATCTCCAGTCTCAACCCGATCGGGAAGATGATCGACTGGGTGAACGCCAAGCTGGCGGCACTCCGCGACTGGCTCGGACCGAAGTTCACCGGAGCCATCGACGGCGCCAAGGACGCATTCGGCCGTCTCAAGGACGCCGCCGGCGAGAAGGTCTCGGCGGGCTGGGACAAGCTGCGCGAGAAGGGCTCCTCCTTCGCCAGCACGATCGCCGCCAAGTTCTCCCCCGCGGTCGATTCCGCGAAGGGAGCGCTTGACGCCTTCGGCGAGTCCGTCAAGGGCAAGATCGAGAGCGGTCTCACCAGCCTCTCGGAGAAGTCCAAGACCGTTGCGACGATCTTCGGCGAGGTGTTCTCCGGACGAGTCATGGCCGTCGCCCCGGGCTTCGCCACTGCGGTCTACAAGATCGCGGACGCGATGCACCGGGCGTACGAGAAGGTCAAGGAGTTCGCCGGGGAGATGGGGAAAGCCTTCGACGCGAAGGTCGTCGCGTGGGCCGACAAGCTCGCGCAGAAGTTCTCATCTGTCGGCTCCGCCGTGGGCGCCGCGAAGGACGCGGTGTCCTCCGTCAGCGCTCCGAACGTCGACACATCCCAGGTGCAGGCCGCCGCAGCTAGCGCACAGGAGAGCGCATCGGCCGCGGCTTCTCAGGCGAAGTCAAAATGGGAGGCTTTCGCCGACTGGCTCACGACCGAGCTCCCGGCGAAGTTCAACAAGATCAAGCAGGATCTTGCTCCGCTGGCCAACGCCCTCAAGACCGTCTTCGGAGGCGTCGGCAAGGCGATCAAGGAGGCATTCCGCATCGACGAGGGCGACCTCGGCTTCGCCAAGATCATCAACTGGATCCTCGCCGGGGGTCTTGTCGCCGCCATCTACAAGCTGGCCGACGCCTTCAAGGGCGTCAAGGCCCCGATCGGGGCCTTCGAGGAGCTTCTCGGCTCTCTCGGGAAGACCCTCGACGCGACGGCCAATCGGATCAACGCCAAGGCGCTTCTCACGGTCGCCGCTGCCATCGCCATCCTCGCCGCGTCGATGTGGCTGCTCGCCACGATCCCCGCCGACGGGGTGACCAATGCCGGCGTCGCCATCGGCGTCGTCACCGGAGCCGTGGTCGCGCTGATCAAGACGATGTCCGGAATCGCCAAGGACCTCAAGGCCGGCGGGGCGCTGGCACTCATGGCCACGTCCCTCATCAGCATCGCCGGCGGCATCCTGCTGGTCGCGCTGGCCGCGAAGCTTCTCGGCTCCCTCGACGAGGACGAGATGCTCAAGGCCCTTCGAGCGCTGGTGGTCGTCACCGGAGCCCTCATCGCGACGGCGAAGGGACTCAACGGGATCAAGATCAACCCCTCGGCGGGTCTGACGCTGATCGCCTTCGCCATTTCGCTGTCCCTCGTGGGGCTGGCCCTCAAGATTCTGGGGAACCTGAGTCTGAAGGAGGCCCTCGAGGGCATGGCGCTCATGTTGCTGATCTCGGTTCAGATGATCGCCATCGCCCTTCTCGCGGGAGACATGAAGAGCACTTCGTTCCTGAATCTCCTGGCAATGGCGATCGCCATGCAAGTCGCGGCCCTGGTGCTCGTCCAACTCGGTCTGCTCCCATGGCAGGTGGCCCTTCAGGGGATCATCGTCATGGGCGTGGTGGTCGCCGAGCTCGGTCTTCTCGCCCGCCTCGCCGGCGATGTCAAGCCGAAGGCGGCACTGGGTCTCGTGGCCGCCGCGGCGGCCCTCCAAATAGCATCGACCGCGATCATCGCCCTCGGTCTGCTCCCATGGCAAGTGGCCCTTCAGGGGATCATCGCCATGGGCGCCGTTCTGGCGGAGATAGTCATCGCTTCGACGATGATGAACGGGAACGTGGCGGGCGCGAAGACGATGGCTCTCATGGCCGCGTCGCTCGTCCTGCTGGCCGGCAGCCTCAAGATTCTCGGGTCTATGCCGTGGCAGGCTCTGGCCCTCGGTCTTATCGGTCTGGCGGCGGGGCTCGGTATCATCATCGCCGCGGGATTCCTCGCCGGGAAGAGCGCCGCTGGATTCCTGGTCCTGGTGGCCGCCATTAAGGCCATCGGCTTCGCGATCATCGGCGTGGCCGCTCTGCTGACCGCAATCACCGCCCTTCTCGCCGCGATCGCGGTGGTCGGCGCGCCGGCGTTCGCCGCTCTCGCGGGGGGCATTGTGCTCCTGGCGAATACGATTCCGACCATCGCCAAAGCGGTGATGGACGGATTGATGGTCATTCTCCAGTCGATCATCGACAACAGAGAAACGATCGCTCAGTCGACCGCCGCTTTGATCATCGCCCTGTGCGAGGCGCTCATCGCCAGCATGCCGTCCATAGTGGCCGCCCTCGGAGCGCTTCTCGACGGAGCGATCCAGGTGCTGGTGGAGTACATCCCGAAGATCGTCGCCGCGGGCGTCGACATCATCATCGCCCTGCTGGTGGCCCTGGGTCAGAGGGCTCCGGATTTCGTGAACGCCGCCGTGAATCTGATTCTGGCGTTCATCAACGGGATCGCCAGTCGAATCGGCGACGTCATCGCCGCGGCGTTCAACCTGATCATCTCCTTCATCGAGGGGCTGGCCAACGCGATCGACACGTACGAGGGCCGCCTTCGCGCGGCCATCGGCAAGCTGATCCGCGCCATCGCCAGATTCGTCGTCAACTCCGCGAAGGATCTCCTCAAAATCGGAGGCGACATCATCGGCGGTATCGTCAAGGGCATCGGGAACGCGGGCCACAAGATCAAGGACAAGATCGTGAGCTTCTGCCAGGGCGCGTGGGAGAGCGTCAAGTCGTTCTTCGGAATCGCGTCCCCCTCGAAGCTCATGGCGGAGGTCGGCAAGAACGTCATGCTCGGCGCCGCGAAGGGTATCGAGGACAACGGCGACGCCTTCGTCGACGAGACGGTGAACGCCGCCAAGAACGCGAAGGACGGTTTCAACCGCGCTCTCTCCGACGGATTCGACGCGGAGTTCTCGTCCTTCCGTCCCACGATCGTCCCCGTTGTGGACCTCGCCGAGGCGCGCAAGGGCCTCGAGGCCATGAGCGGAGACATGGTCGACGTCGGCGCGAGAATGTCCGCGTCGCTTCCCTCCAGCGATGCGAACACCGGAGTCTCTCCGGAGGAGAAGCCCGCCAGCAGAGTGGTGAACGTCACTCAGAACAACTACTCCCCGGAGGCGCTTTCCGAGTCGGAGATCTACAGGCAGACGAAGAACCTGGTCAGCCGACTCGGAATTGATTGAAGGAGAAACATGCTGAACGCAGTCACGATCGGATCGAAGAACGGGGCGACTCTTAGAATCCCTCTTCGAAACTCGTGGGGCTCAGAAGTTGTGATCCTGAAGATCGACGGATTGGGCCCCGTGAAGAGTGATATCTACATCACGAATTACGGGGCCCAATCGGGCGGGTACTACAACGGATCGCGAGTAGGTACCAGAAACGTCGTATTCACGCTGGCGCCACAAGGCGATGACGTGGAGAAGATCCGAAGAAACCTCTATCGCGTATTCGACGTGGAGGAGGAGGTAACGCTGGTCTTCGATACGAATTACGGGGAGTACTATCTTCTCGGTTATGTCGAATCGTTCGAGCCGGACGTCTTCAGCGCCAATTCAACATATGTCGTCAGCGTTCTGTGCCCGGACCCGTTCTACACGGATGCCAACTCCGTGATGAGCGAAGTCGCGATGCTTTCCAACCAAACCAAATCGTTCGAGTTCCCCTTCGAGAATCCGACGTACGCCGACGAGATCGAGTTCGGAACGATACTCGATGCGTCTTACGGGGTGGTGGAATACCGCGGCGATGTTCCCGTGGGGATGGTCACGACCATACGTTTGAAGGGCGATCCCGGCGAATACGTCAGGTTCGAAGGCCCCAGAGGCTCTTATATTCAGGTGAGCAATCCCACCGGACTGTATAAAGCAGGAGGGGAACTCGTAATCTCCTCGGTCGCGGGTTCCCGGTACGCGTATTACGAATACAAGGGAACGAAGACCGATATCGCGTGGACCGCCTGGGACCAGGGCGCTTGGCCCATCATGTATCCAGGGGAGAATCGCTATCGCATCCTTCTCCAGTCCGGTTCAAATGCCGAGATCACTCTGGCGTACAACAACAAGTATCGGGGGATTTAACGATGTTCATGATCGAACTCGGGACCCGTTGGACCATCGCCGGATCGCATGAGAACGATACTCTGATCCTGGACGATTACTATTCGGCGTCATGGACCGAGAGATTCGATGACGTCGGAGAAGCGCATCTGGAACTGCCCATCTCGTACTGGCCACTGGCCCTTCATGCAAGGAACTACCCCAACGGGCACTACCTCCATTTCTCGGAGAGCGATCGCGTGATGAATCTCGAATCTTCTCGCGTCGTGATGAAGAAGGACGAGCCCAGAGTCATTCTCAACTATCGGGGGGTGGAGAACCTCCTGTCATTCCGGAGGGTCACGATCGGTCCCATGGGTTGGATATGGGCGCCGAAGGCGAACTACAAGAAGACTCTGTTCGACCTCATCAAATATGAATTGAACGATTCGAGTCTCTTGCAGTACCTGTCACTGGTCAAAGACCCTGCCGTAGCCGACGAGTGGCTGCGGGTTGACAATCTGGATTTCCAGGTCGGAGACACGGTCCTCGACGCTGTGAAAGCGTCGTGTTCGCGGAAGAGTCCGTTTCGCCAGAGGCACGGGTTCAAGCTCGTCACCGACGGGGATCAGCGGAATCACTGGACTCTCAGCCTCATACCCGTGATCGCACCGCCGACTCTTCCGGATTTCACGGACGCCATCGAGTCGCTGGAGTTCGGAATATCCACCTCGGAGTACGCAAATGCGGCTTTCGTGATCGTCCCGAAGATTGAGGAGATGAAGACTCCTGGAAGTCCGGTGTACAACGACTATCGCGTCGTAGGAACCAGGACATATCGTACTCCCACGTACAACGAGAGCAATGTTCATCATTGGAATCGCGTGGAGAAGGTGATAAAGTACACGGTCGACGGCATGGGGTACCAGGAGGCGATGGCCACTCTCAGTCGGGCCAACGATATCTGGTCGCAGATAGGAACTCCGAATGACGACGGCATGGCGAAACGCATTATCCAGTCGCAATCCAAGATCAAAACCGTAGCAACGACGCCTGCGACCATCAGCGATCGTTTGAAGTACGGACGGGATTACCAACTCGGAACTTTGTTCACTTGGGTCCCGTATGTCGACAAGAGTGATATTCGCGCTGCCAGATTCCTGGAGACTCCGCCCATGGAGGCGCTGGTGGCCGAGTACACATGGACGTTCGATCAGAACGGCGTCAAAGGTACCCCAGGATTGAGGATGTGAGAATGCATGGGGCAGAAGAGCGGCTTTTTCAACAGCGTCAACGGAGACCGACGATATAACGCCGAGGACATCGGAAAGATGTTCGACGGCATCATCCGTGACGGCGTGTTCGCCAACTACAAGGAGGCGTTCGCAGTATCGCCCGGGCCCGGTTTGTCGGTCAAAGTCGGGTCGGGGAGGTGCTGGTTCAATCACAGGTGGTACGAGAGTGATGAGACGTTCGTTCTCGGATTGTCTGCCGCGCACAATACATATTCGCGAATCGACACCGTCTGCATCGAAGTCAACGAGGCCGTGGAGGCGCGTTACGCGCGTTTGAGGATTCTCACCGGAGTGCCGTCATCCGCCCCGGTTACCCCCGAAGGGGAGAACACGGATATACTTCATCAGTACCCGATCGCCATGATCACGGTGAAGGCGAACGCCTCTTCGATCGACGCGACGGTTATCCGTGACAACCGGGGCGGGTCGTCGTGTCCGTGGGTCGTCGCCCCGGACACTCGGATCGACACCACCAAGGTGCTCGCCGATATCCGGAAGGACTGGGAGACATGGTTCTCCGGCGTCAAGGAGGCCGCCCTCAATCCTCCTGACGCGAATGTGGAGCTCGCGGCCCTCAAGAAGTCCGTGGCGACGCTCTTGAGGAAATGGGATCCCGTGAACATCACCCAGGAAGCTCCGGATAGCGCCTCCGCCGTGACGTTCGTCAACCGGAACTTCGACGTCAAGAGCGTTCCGTTCGCGGGATTGAGTTACGCGTCGTTCGGGACCGAGCCGTCTCTCCACAACATCCTGTTCCGCGGAAGACTTCTCGGCGAGACGATGACCACCGCGCAGCAACGCGCCATCAAGGACGGTTCTTTCACGGATTTGTGGATCGGGGATTACTGGCTCCGAAACAATGTTCGTTACGTGATCGCGGGATTCAATTACTGGCTCGGACAGAGCGGCGTGACGGATAACCATATCGTGGTTCTCGCTCAGAACCTGTTCAACAGTGTTCAATTCAACACGGGTCCGATGAACAACGTTCGAAACACTTCCATCATTTCGAACACCATCGAAACCGTCGGACTCAACAGGTTCAAAGATGTGTTCGGATCCGACAAGCTCATGTATCGTTCGCACAATTACGCGACGGGGTTCGATGATGGCGCCGGCATCCCGAACAACGTCTCCGCTGCGAACGTTCTCGTCAGCTTGATGCAGCCCCCCATGATCTCAACCTCCGGGGTGGGGGCGATCATCCGTGACAACTACACGATCAACTACTTCAACGACACCATGATCCTCCCGCTCTTCATCCTGAAGCCGAACTGGAGGAACACGTTGTTGAACCACTGGTTGAATTACGTGTACAATAGGAACTACGCATCGGTGGTCGGGACCAACGGTTCGATATCCGCGGTCGGCGTCACGTCGTCGGCCGCGTGCTATCCGATCGCGGCAGTCAAGGGGTGATATTCTATTGCCCCCACATCACATCGAGCTGATACTCACCGCGGCGGGTTCGGTGCTCGCCTCCTCGGGCTTCTGGGCCTGGCTTACGAGGAGGACGAGCGACCGGAGCGCCACGCGGGAGATGATACGCGGCCTCGCGCACGATCGGGTCGTCCACGTCGGGAAAGGGTACATACGACGCGGATATTTGACTTTAGACGAGTACGAGGACTTCATGGAGTACCTCGCGAGGCCGTACCAGAGCATGGGCGGCAACGGCCTCGCCGAGCGCGTCATTCACGAGATCCAGAACCTGCCCATCTATCCGGACTACAAGAAGGACATCGGATGAAGAACAAGACGTACGACACCCTCAAGTGGGTCGCGCTCGTGGCACTCCCCGCGTTCGTGACCTTCTTCCTCGCACTGGCCCCGCTGTGGAACATTCCGAATGCGCAGGCGATCGCGGCCACCATCACGGCTTTCACGACGTTCCTGGGCGCCCTCCTGGGCGTCTCCAGCGCGAAGTACACTCCGCCGACCGACGGTGTGCTCAACGTCGTGTCCGACCCCCATGTCGACGCCCCGGCCGAGGTGAGTGCCGCCCTGAAGGAGGAGCCCGAGAACCTTCCCTCCACGATCTCCCTCAGGGTGGTCAAGTCCCACGTCTAGGGGATATTCACGAGCAGTATAGTGAAGAGTCAGTCTACGAAAGGAGAAATTATGACTGACGCCCCCGACTACGAGGACCTCGCCCGCGAGATCCGCATGAATATGTCCGAGGACGGGGATCCCGCGTCCGAGCGGTACACCTCCCTGCTCCGTAACCTCTCCGAGGTCGAACGGCTCAAAAAGGAGGCGCGCATCAAGCGCCTCTCCGAGCGAATCGACCCGAACGTGGTGATCAGTGCGGGAGGCTCCCTCGCCGGAATCCTCCTCGTGATTCGTGCGGAGAAGTGGGCGGTCCTCACTTCGAAGGCATTCAGCTTGATCAGCAAGATCAGGATCTGACGCTTCATCCCATCCCCCCTGTTCGACGAACAACGTCGCAGGGGGGATGGGCACTCGGGCCATATTTTTCTCGGCGCATGGTGAGATACACCCCTCTTAGAAAGGAGGAACCATGCTCGAGATCCTGGCGTTTCTGCTCGTCTTGATCTGGCTCGTTTCCGATAAGAGGCCGTAGCCTCCGCTCCGTGCTCCGCAAGGGGTACGGATCTTGTGATATTTTCACACTCCCCATAGTGAGATACACGTCTCCCCATGCATCACCCGGTGCATGGGCCTTCCGAGAGGAGAACGCCAATGTCCACCGCTTACGAGCTCATCATCCAGTTCCCGGACAAGCCCTCCAGGGCCGAGTTCGAGAAGGCCCTGACCGATAAGAACACCCTCGTGCTCCTCCCGGAGTTCGACTACAAGAACATGGTCCGCGCGACCGTGGTCAGGAAGGACCGCTGATCATGAACACTGACGGAGTCTACGACATCACCGGCATCAGGCTCATCTTCGACTACGGGGCGATCCAGGATCGCAACAAGTTTCAGATCCGCATCGAGAAGTACTACGGACCCAATGCCATGTGGGGGGTTGTGAACCGCTCCGAGATGGGCGGGTATCCCTGCATCGACATCTCCGTCCCGAGGGATATCTTCCTGGCGACCGCCATGGCCAACATCGAGGACTGCGTCAAGCGGGCGGGGCGCGCCGACGAGCCCGTGCCCTGCGGACAGATGATGCTCAGGAGGTACTGATATGCTCATCCGACCGGCCATTCAGATCATCGGCCGTCACGCCCCGCAGATCCTCGCGGGGCTGGCGGTCATCGGTGTCGGCGTCACCGCGGTTCAGGCCGCACAGGGCCACCTCGCGGCCCAGGAGGTGCGGTACGAGATCGGCGAGAGCCGCGGCGAGACCCTGTACAACATGCTGCGAGCCCGGTGGAAGTGCTATGCGCCGGCCACCATCACCGGTATCCTCACGATCGCCTGTGTCATCGGGGGGACGAAGGTCTCCCTGGTGCGGCAGGCATCGCTCGTCAGCGCCCTCGGACTCATGAAGTCCTCTCACGAGAGGCTTCAGAGGTCCGTCGAGGCCCTCCCCGAGGAGGCCCGGAACGAGGTGCGCTCCCTCGTCGCGAAGGACTCCATCGCGGCCGGGGAGCAGCCTCCCGGCACCCTGTTCGTCGGGAACGGAGACATCCTCTGGCAGGATGCCTTCACCGGACGCTACTTCACCGCTGACAAGAACAGGGTTGACCAGGCGGTCAACTCGGTCAACCACGCCCTCATTCACGGCGATGCGATCTCCCTCAACGAGTTCTACGAGCGCGTCGGGCTCGAGACCGTCTCCTCCGGAGACGAGCTCGGATGGGCGATCGGAGGTCCCCTCGTCGAGGTGCAGACCGTCGCCGCCCTCTCGAGGGACGGCAGGCCCTGCGTCTCCCTCGATTTCATCACCCCGCCGCGCCCGCAGTGGTGGAAGATCGGCTGATATTTTTCACGCAACCCATAGTGAAGGACACCCCTACCCGAAAGGATACTCCAATGTCCGACAACCAGAACCCCGACACCCCGACCACTACCGGTCAGGAGGTCGCCACTACTGCTGCGCCCACCCTCGGTGAGCGCGTCGACGGATGGGTTCGCTCCCACCCCCGCACCGTTGCTACGGCGAAGGCGGTCGGTCGCTTCACGTTGTACGTGGGCGGCACGATCGGAGCCCTCGCCCTCATCGGCGCGTTGGGGAGCGACCCCGATGAGTCCGACGACGCCTACGAGGAGGACGAGGAGGAGTGACCGACCCCCGACACCGTCAATCGCACGGTGTCGGGGTTTTCACTCGTCACATGGTGAAAGGAAGGTGATATTCACCATGAAGCAGAAGCACCTCTGGATTCCCCGCCTCCTCTGCAAGGTCGGGTCGACCGCAACCGGCATCGCCGTGTCCACGGCCTTGACCGCCGCCTGCCCCCCAGCGGGAATGCTGATGACCGCAGTATTCCTCACCGGAGGGGCGTGCGCCGGCATCGCCGTGAGCAAGCCCACCGAACGCGAACTCCTCTCCTTCGCAGGAGAGGTCGAGGAATCCATCGAGGCCGCAAAAGCGGCACTGAACCACTGACCATTCAACCCCCATGCATCACCCGGTGCATGGGCCTTTCGAAAGGACGACACAAGTGTACCGAGTCAAGGTGAAGTACGAAGACCCGTTCAACGGCGACCGTGAGATCGAGGAGGAGCTCCTCTTCAACCTCACCAAGGCCGAGGTCATGCTCGCCATGGGGGAGGAGGACTCCTTCCTCAACCAGCTCGCGGGCCTCAACGAGAAGACCGTGACTGACCTCCAGGTGGTCAAGGCGATCACATCCCTCGCCCTCGCGGCCTACTGCGAGAAGGCGGGCAACCGCGTCACCAAGAACCCTGCCCGTCGGGCGGCGTTCAAGACTTCGCCCGTGTTCGACGCCCTCCTCGAGCACCTGGTCTCGAAGAGGGAGAACGCCGTCGCTTTCGTCACGGGAATCGTCCCTCGTGAGGCCCGCGAGCAGGTCGGTAGCCTCCTCGAGGCGCGGAAGTGAGCGGCGACGTCCCCATCCGTCCCGGGGATGGGGAAATCGAAAGGGCGGTTGACTCCGTCGCTCCGAAGAAGGACGGCGCTCCCATTGCGAGGGCGCGCGTCGTCACCTCTCCGGGGAAGCGGATCCTGAGGGGCGTCTTCGCCTCTTCCCTTGTCGAGCTGGGATCGTATGTCCTGTTCGACGTCCTTCTCCCGGAGATCAAGGACCTCATCGCCACCACGGCCACGAGCGCCGTGGATCGCGCGATCTACGGGGACCGAGCGGGCAACAGGCCCCCGGTCGGAGGGCGTGTCGTCCCCATCCGCCGGCGAGAGGGATGGACGGAGAGGACGAACTACACGTCCTTCTCCACGCCCTCCCGCGCCGCGCAGGAGCAGCAGGCACCCTCGTCCGAGCGTCCCTCCTACAAGGATCTCGAGTACTCCTCGAGGGAGGATGCGGGGGCCGTCCTGCGATATTTGATCGACGCCATCTCAGAGTACGGGACCGTCACCCTCGGCGACCTGTACGACAAGAGCGGCGTCAGCGTCAAGCCCGTCGATCAGCGATGGGGTTGGCGCGATCTCAGCTTCGCCGGTGTGCGACGCTCTCGCGGAGGGTTCGTCATCGACCTGCCGCAGCCAGAGTTCCTACGATAACTGAATGACGGGGCGCCTGCGAGAGATCGTGGGCGCCCCGTCCAACACGTCATATTCTCACGAAAGGATACCAACATGTCACTTCCGGTCACCCTCGCCAAGGGCATCGGCATCACATCACTCTTTCTCGTCCGGAACGCACCGAGCATCCTCACCGCGGGAGGCGTCTGCGCCATGATCGGCGCCACCGTCACCGCTGTCAAGCAGTCTCTCAGGTACCACGAGGAGGTGAGCGAGCCCGCCATCACCGACCTCGCTCTCGCGGAGGTCGAGGGCGACGAGAAGAAGAGGGACGCCGCCAAGTGGCGGCTCATCATCAACACCGCCCGTCGGTACGCCCCGACGATCGTCCTCACGGCGGCGGGCATCGCCATGATCTCCGCCGGACACGGGATCATGCTCCAGAGGGTCTCCGGGCTCTCCAGTGCCCTCGCCCTCGCCTCCTCGAAGGTCGGTGTGCTGGAGAAGTACCAGCAGATCACCGACCCGGATGGCAACAACCCGCAGATCCACCCGGAAGTGAAGGCCAATATGCGGGAGGCCATGCGCCACGTGCTGCCCGATGAGGACGTCCACAATTGGGCTTTCATGCCGTCCAACCCCAATTGGACGGACTCGCAGACCACTAACGAGCTCTTCCTCGAGAGCATGGAGCACTACGCGAATGACCGGCTCGAGCGGTATGGGCACCTCTTCCTCAACGAGGTCTACGACATGCTCGGCATGCCTAGGACCCGGCTCGGGGCCGTCATGGGATGGCTGAAGGACGACATCATCGACTTCGGGATCGAGCGCAGGTTCGAGCCTCTCGAGGACGCCGACCCCCGGATTTGGTGGGAGCTGGCGTTCAACGCCGACTCGAACCTGATCACCGCGGAGGCGAAGTGACATGCCCTGGAAGCTCATCGTCACCGGTCTCATCGGGGTCGCCGCGGGCGTCGGCGCCGCAGTCGCCGTCATGCGGGATATTCCCAAGCGCCTCGAGGAGAACGAGAAGCTCACGTGGCATCACGACGACCGGATCGCCGCCCTTGAGGCCCGGCTCACGCTCCTCGAGGAGTCGCCCAAGGTGAAGGAGCTCGTCTGCGAGGGGATGGCGGTCGTCGATCCTCCGAAGGAGGAGATTCCTGAGGAGTACAAGGCTCTGGTCGAGGAGTACGCCCCCTCCGACGAGCCGCCGTCTGATATCGAGACCCTGACCGACATCGACGGGCTCTCAATCGAGGACTACGAGTTCATCAACTCGTCCAACGAGCCCGTCGGAGATGGAGAGTGGGACGTCAAGTACGACGCCGCCTCCGATGTCCTCTACGACGAGGACGAACAGGATATTTCGGCGGAGAAGCCGGCACTGCGCGCGTTCCTCGCGCAGTGGTTCCAGGGGGACAGCGAGGCGCGCTACGCCGAGATCGGCGAGAACGGGCAGGGCACGCCCGTTCGCGTCATGATCGTCCCCGACGAGTACGGGGAGGCGTGGTATGACTGATGCCGAGGTCGAGTACTACGAGGAGATCCTCGACACGGTCGACCCCCGCGGCGACCACATCACCCTCCTGGAGATCCTCGCCGGAGAGCCGTTCCGGTCGCGAAACCTCGGAGACCGGAACCGCAGCGACGACGTCCTCTACTTCCGGGAGGAGAAGGGCGTGCAGATCTTCGAACCTCCGTCGGTTCTCGAGGTGCTGTACGTCTTCGCCTTCCGGCTGTACGAGGCGGATGACGGCTCCGATCCGCTCTGGTACTTCTGGTCCATGCTGCGGAACGCGGGACTGAAGAAGTACGACGAGAGCGCCTTCGAGAACCCCCTCGCAGTGAGGGAGGTCAGGAAGCGCGTGCACGAGATCGGCGCCTTGCAGTACGGCGCCGACGGAACCGGGGGATATTTCAGGATCACCCGGGAGCACTACATCGACGATGTTCTGATCACGGACATGCGGAGGATCCCGCTGTGGGATCAGGCGATGGCGTGGTTGGACGACTGAACGGAGAACGCGTATGGACTTCTATTCGCTGCGCACTCGTAAGCGGAAGAACGGCGCGATCGCCGTATACCCCGACTATCGGGTGGGTCGCTCGAACGACCTGATGGTGCGGGGGAAGTCCTTCTACGCGGTATGGGACGAGGAGAAGGGCCTGTGGTCACGGGACGAGTACGACGTCGCTCGTTTCGTGGACGCGGATATTCTGAAGACGGTTGAGGGTCTCCGGGGGGAGCTCGATGACGACACGCCGATCGTCGGGGAGCTCCTGAGCGACTTCTCCAGTGGCCACTGGATGAAGTTCCAATCGTTCCTCAAGAACGTCGGGGACTGCTCGATCGACCTCGATTCCTCCCTCGTCTTCGCCAACACCCCCACCTCAAGGGCGACGTACGCCAGTCGACGGCTTCCGTACGCCCTTGAGGTGGGGGACATCTCCGCCTACGACGAACTCATGTCGACCCTCTACGATCCCGACGAGCGCACCAAGATCGAGTGGTGCATCGGCTCGATCGTAGAGGGCGCGTCGAAGGATATTCAGAAGTTCATCGTGCTGTACGGGTCCGCCGGCGCGGGGAAGTCGACGGTGCTCAACATCGTGCAGCAGCTCTTCGCGGGCTACTGCACGACCTTCGACGCGAAGGCCCTCGGGTCCTCGCAGAACGCGTTCGCCACGGAGGTTTTCCGCACCAATCCCCTGGTGGCGATCCAGCACGACGGGGACCTCTCCAGGATCGAGGACAACACCAAACTCAACAGCATCATCTCCCACGAGGAGATGATCATGAATGAGAAGTACAAGGCGTCCTACTCGGCGAGGGCCAACGCTTTCCTCTGGATGGCGACGAACCGACCGGTGAAGATCACGGACGCGAAGAGCGGTATCATCCGCCGTCTCATCGACGTGACGCCCAGCGGGCGCCGTCTCCCCGCCGAGCAGTACATGGCGATCCAGAGGCGGATCCCGGAGGAGCTCGGGGCGATCGCGCATCACTGCCGGGAGGTGTTCCGGTCGATGGGCGCGCACTACTACGATCCCTACCGCCCCACGGAGATGATCCTGAAGACGGACGTCTTCTACAACTTCGTGGAGGACGTGCAGTTCGATATTCAGGATGGAGTCTCCTTGCAGAGGGCGTACGACCTCTACAAGAAGTACTGCGACGAGGCGCTGGTGGAGTACCGCATGCCGAAGTACCGGTTCCGGGAGGAGCTCAAGAACTACTTCAGGGTGTTCCACGAGCGATACCGGGACGGAGACGAGCGCATTCGGAACTACTACACCGGATTCCGCGACGACAAGTTCAACGGTCGGGAGAAGACGCCCGAGCTCGCGAAGGAGAAGTACTGGCTCTCCCTCGACGAGGAGAGGGGCGCGCTGGATGATATTCTCGCCGATCGCCCGGCCCAGTACGCGGGCGATGACGGGAACCCCACCACGAAATGGGACGACGTCGGGACGACTCTGAAGGAGCTCGATCCGCATCGCCTTCATTTCGTTCGACCGCCGTTGGACCACGTCGTGATCGACCTCGATATTCGAGGCGAGAACGGGGAGAAGGATCGCGCGTTGAATCTCGAGGCCGCGAGCCGATTCCCGCCCACTTACGCGGAGTTCAGCAAGAGCGGCGCCGGCATCCATCTGCATTACACCTACTCCGGCGATATTTCGGAGTTGTCCCCGGAGTACTCCGAGGGGATCGAGATCAAGACCTTCCGAGGACGGGCGAGCCTTCGGAGGATGCTCAACGGATGCAACGGCATGCCGGTGACGACGCTGTCCGAAGGGGCGCTGCCGAGGAAGGAGAAGAAGCAGGTGCTCGACCAGGCGCAGGTCAAGAGCGAACGGGCGCTGCGCGAACTGATCATCCGGAACCTCAGGAAGGAGATCCATCCGGCGACGAAACCGTCGATGGACTTCATCGAGAAGATCCTCAACGACGCTTACAACAGCGATCTCTCGTATGATGTCTCGGACATGCGGGGGAAGATCATGTGGTTCGCCATGAAGTCAACGAATCAGAAGGAGGAATGCCTCAAGATCCTCATGCGCCTCAAGATGCGCAGCAAGGACGTGGAGAAGGGTGAGTACGCTTCGAAGCCGATCGAGAACACGAGCACGGACGACATCGTGTTCTTCGACATCGAGGTCTACCCGAACCTCCTCCTCGTCTGCTGGATGGTCGATCGCGACGGCGCCGAGGTCGTCCCCATGGTCAATCCGTCCAAGGAGGAGATCGAGCGGCTCCTTCAGAAGAAGCTCGTCGGGTTCAACAACCGCAAGTACGATAACCACGTGATCTATGCCCGGTATCTGGGCGAATCCGTGGCGTCGTGCTATCGGCTGTCCCAGAGACTCGTCCACAACGACAGGGACGCCACTTTCATCGAAGCGTACAACCTGTCGTACACGGACGTTTACGACTTCTCGACGAAGAAGCAGAGCCTCAAGGCGTGGGAGATCGAGCTCGGGCTCCCGCACAAGGAGATGGACCATCCCTGGGACGAGCCCGTGCCCGACGATATTCTCCAGAACGTGATCGAGTACTGCGCCAACGACGTGCGGGCCACTCGAGAGGTGTTCCACCATCTCGAGGCGGACTGGAAGGCGCGTCAGGTTCTGGCGAAGGTGGCGGGCCTCACGGTCAACCACACGACCAACCAGTGCACCCAGCAGATCATATTCGGGAATGACCGTCGTCCGACGTTCCACCACCGGGACCTCTCGCTGGACTTCCCGGGGTACGAGTTCTCCTTCGGGAAGTCGTCGTACCGAGGCGAGGATCCGGGCGAGGGCGGGTACGTCCACGCGAAACCGGGTATCTACAGCAATGTGGCTCTGCTCGACATCGCGTCGATGCATCCGCACTCGCTCATCGCCCTGAACGCGTTCGGAGACACCTATACGAAGCGTTTCAAGGCGATTGTGGACGCCAGAATCGCGATCAAGCACGGGGATATGGACGCGGCCGGAAAGGCCCTTGACGGGGCTCTCAAGCCCTTCCTCGAGGGTGATTTGAAGGCGCTCGCGTACTCTCTGAAGATTGCGATCAACAGCGTGTACGGGCTCACCTCCGCGAGGTTCCCGACGCGCTGCAACGGCATGGACCCGGCCAACAACCCCGACAACGTCGTGGCGAAGCGCGGCGCTCTGTTCATGATCGACCTCAAGCACGCCGTCGAGGAGCGGGGCGGTATCGTCGTCCACATCAAGACGGACTCCATCAAGATCGCAGAGGCGACTCCGGAGATCATCGAGTTCGTCAACGAATACGGTCGCAAGTGGGGGTACACGTTCGAGCACGAGACCACGTACGACCGCATGTGTCTCGTGAACCGGGCCGTGTACCTCGCCCATGACAAGACGGGCTGGCACGCCACGGGAGCCCAGTTCCAGCATCCCTACGTGTACAACCACCTGTGCGAGGGGCGACCGGATCGTCTTGAGGACTTCGTTGAGAAGAAGCAGGTGGTCAAGGGAACGCTCTACATCGACCACGGAACCGAGGAGGCGCCCGACAGGCGTTTCGTCGGACGGGTCGGAGAGTTCATCCCTGTGAACGAGGAGGGCGGAGGCGGCGCCCTACTGGTGAAGCGGGATGAGAAGTTCGTCTCGGCCTCCGGGGCGAAGGGATATCTGTGGGAGGAGCGCGCCGTGGTCGAACGGTATGCTCAGGAGAGCGACAGGGACCCCATGTCCTTCGTCGACAGAAGGTACGCGGAGAAGCTCCTGGACGACGCGTACGCGGCGATCTCCAAATACGGGGACGCCGAGGAGTTCATCAACGGCGGTAGAAAGGAAGAGACATGCGCCGATACGGATTCTGGAACTTCGTCGGGGACGCCGTCCTGACGATGTTCACCGGAGGATTCTGGCTGATCTGGATCTTCGTGAGGGAGATGCGCCAGCGCTAGAGTCACAATTTTAACAAGGGGGATAGTGAGATACCCACCCCGAAAGGAACTCCAATGATCGACTTCGTCATGGCTATCGCGAAGACCGCTATCTTCTTCGTCGGCGTCTTCTTCTCCATTGTCCTCATGGGCAAGAGAGGAAGGGCCGTCCGAGAGGCGGTTCGCGGTAACGTCATCATCGTCGACTCTCACAGCCCCCGCAAGTGACTCTCAACCCCCATACACCACCCGGTGTATGGGCCTTTCGGGGCGGGTATCTCATACGATCGAACGAAAGGAAACTCCAATGCTCCATCCCCTCGTCCTTCTGGGCGAACTCGTCCTCATGACGATCGGCGCCATTCTCCTACAGGAGGGCACCACGAGACCCATTAAGCGGTCGACAACCGTATCCGTTCTCATGGTCATGTTCTCGGTGCTTCTCCTCGGGTTCGGGGCCACCGTATTCTTCATGAGCCTTGGATGGCTCATCCACGGCTTCATCGGGGCCTGCATCGGCCTCGGAGTCGCCGGAATCCTCGTCCACATCATCCTCAACGCCACGATCGAAAGGAACCGCTGATATGGCCACTGTGTACACCATCAAGGACACGCGATTCATCTTCGCGACGAACTTCACCGGCGCTCCCAGTCAGTTCAACCCGAAGGGCGAGAAGCCCAACTGCAACATCGTCCTCGACGAGGAGAACGCGGCGATGCTCCTCGACGCGGGGTTCCGGGTCAAGACGACCAAGCCGAGGGAGGACGGCAGCGAGTACGTCCCCGAGCACTACCTCAACCTCAAGTGCTCCTTCGGAGGTCTCGCCGATCCCGATATCCGCATGGTCCCCTGCCCACCGGGCGAGGACCCCCGGAAGTGCCAGCAGATCAAGCTCACGGCCGACACCGTGGGCAACATCGACACCGCCCGAGTGGCGCGCGTCGATGTCTCATTCGCCGACTACCACCACCGCATGGGGGTCAGCGGCTATATCCGCAAGATGATCGTCGTGGTCGTGCCCGACGAGCTCGACCTCGAATGGGGGTTCTGATGGACGAGACCACCATTGCCATCTACGTCTCCGCCAGCGAGACGGAGAAGATCCCGGAGATCCTCGCCCTCTTCGATATGAGGATCGAGGACATGGGTTTCGTCGGGCGGGTCGGGCCGACTGGTTGGTGGATGATCTGCCCCGGGGTCCGGTGGATCGTCCCCTCGTACAAGCACCCGGACGATGTCGCCCTCGCCGACAACCAGGCCATGGTGGAGGAGGGCGGCGTCTACCACCTGGTCTGGATGACCGAGTGATAGGCGAAGTGTTCGTGGAGACCCCGGACGGGCTCGCGTACGTCTCGAACATGGGGCGCGTGTGGTCCGTCCGGGCGTCCGCATATCTCAAGCCCCGAATGCTGGACCTCGGCAAGGGGTTCGACTGGCACGTCTGCTGGGGCAACCGCTGGCGGAACGTCAACGACCTGGTCAGGGTCCTCCACGGCGAGGACCTCGACCTCTTCTGGACGCCGCCCAAGTCGACCGAGCCGCCGTTCGGTCGGAGGAAGTACCGGGGTCCGGTGAAGGACCTGGACACCGGCATCGTCTACAAGAACATGTGCGCCGCGGCGGAGGCGCTCGGAATCAGCCCGTCGATGGTCAGCATGACCGTCGCGGGGAAGATCAAGAGACCACGTTACCGTCTTGGAAAGGAGACATCATGGCGGTCCTGAACTACACCACCGAGTCCGGAGGCAGGGGACGCCTCTATCAGAGCGTCAACCTCGGAGAGCTCTGGAGGCTCTACGAGGAGCGCGGGGTGAGCGAGATCACCATCAACCCCACCAAGGGGGTCATGACGATCGTCGTCGACGGCACCCGGTGGACCTGGTGCAACGGATCCGACGTCCTCATCTTCTCGGACCGCATCGGCTTCCACGGGGTCTTCCCCGGGGCCGCCGGCAGCGGCGATGAGCTCGAGAAGCGCTTCGGGCTCAAGTTCG